GCTATGGCTGACATTAGCCTTACTCCTTTATTGGTTAAGGCTAATGCCCATTCTAATCGTCAAACTCTACCTTGTAATCTATTAAAGATTTATAGGCTCTAACGTCAATCTGTCGCTCATACTCAAAGGCCACTGACCTGATAAAAGACTCTTTATATCGCTTATAAGCTTGAAAAGCATCTTCTTCTGTCTCAAACAGCCCAAGATAACCTTTAGGCTTACAAGAGGCCATAAATTTGTTCCTATCTTCCCTAAAGAACACTCCTAACTGGTAATCGCCTCTTCTTTTATCAACTTTAAGTATCAGGTTGTTTATTCTTTGCGGTATAAATACACAAGTATCTTCACTATAGAGTTTGTTTCCTCTTTCAAGCAAGTCTTTGTCAAGATGCCAGTATATGTTGTTTTCATCTACGTTACCAAAACCGACCTGCTCTTGACACCACTCGTAAAAGTAACTATAACTCTTAAAGTTTTCAGAGCAATAAACATCAGCATAGGTAGGACTTTTTATTTTCCACTTATCTGTACACCTGTCTAGCATAGACTCCCAAAGCCTATATTCTTTTACAGGCTTGTTGTCTACACTTGAAAAATATTTATCCCCTTTTACGCCAATACCTCTTACAAGCCTACCCATATCCACCCCCAAATTAAAAGCGGATTATAACACATCCGCCACTTAACTCAAAGGTTTATTTATTATTCTTTGCTCTTTGTTCAGCATCGGCTCTTAAAGCGTCCTGTAGTTCCAATAACTCCATCATGTCATATACATCTTCTAACCCATATACAGTTTGTAGTTCGTGCAGCGTAGCCAGCTTTGTTTCACTTGTCAGTATTCTAAATATTTCGCTTGGTTGTTTAAACTCAGCGTCTATTTGCTTAGACAAGTGAGAGGAAAGTTTAGCACCTTCCTCACCTTCCGTTACGCGCCTACGGAATCGCTGACAATAAAAACATCAAGGAAATTCATCTTGATAATTGCAAACAATAGTTTATACAATGTACCTAAATTGCCCGTGAACTCATTGTCAAAATTAATACTCATAGTCCCTTTAGTAGCACCACAAGCAATCAAGTTCTTAGCTAAATCAACAATATTAACTTTCTCAACATCTTCAATCAATGTATCAACAATCTTTTTCATCACTTCGCCTTCTAATTTAGCGATAGCATCAGGTGTCTTAGCACTACCATCATTCCCTTCAAAGAAAGCTACTAAGCTGCGACCAATAAGCTTCATTAGCTGTGGTTGAAGACTTAATGCTCTTGTTGCTACAATCGTATTGATTGTATATTCAATACCATTTATTTCAGTACGTTCTTGCTTAATCATAATTCCCTCTCTCTGTTATTCTAAACGATTAAATCTACTACACCACCGATAGCGGTAGGATTTACCCTAAATGTCCAAACTCTCTCAACTAAATTCTCTTGCTGTTCTAAATCCGAAGCTGTTTCTATATAACCAATGCTTCGTAAATGAACAACACCACCACTGCCTAAAATCAATATATCAACAAAACTATCTACAGCATTTTCACTTGCATTAGCTAACTGTTGTAAATAAACATTCGTAATGGATGTTTGTAATAATGTCACTGTAACAGTGAATGGCTTGCGCCTTGTTCTTATTCTTGTAGAGTAGGCTTCACTAATTCCATTAATGGTTTTAGATATTGCGTCTCCACGTTTTGTATTTATACTAACAACACCTTGACAAGTATGCCCTGCTATTGTTATTGAGTTTTGGGATGGGTCATAAATGGTGATACTCATAGCAACCCTCCAACAATTCCTGTTACACCTTCTGCTATTGCACCGATACCCGCCAATTCTCCTAGTAAGTCATCATCGTTATTCCCAGCTATAGAACTAGAAGCATTAAGACATTTGATTGTCCATGTACGCCCCTCCATTCCTGCACTATACACTACTTCTGGTTCTTCTGATAGCCACACGTCAGTCCCAAAGAAAACGCTGTTACCACTTGCATCTTTAATAATAAAAGGTAGCTTAGAGATTACATTACTCACAGCAGTTTTAATACCAGACAAACTACTAAGTCCACTGAAAGGGCTTGTGCTGTCCAGTTTGGTTAACGACTTCATCATTGTTTTTTGCAAACTATGCAAGAACTGGTTTGAAGATGACGTTTGGGCTAATGTTATAGTAACGGTGTATGTTGAATATTTCTGTACCGATATAGCACAATGTCCGTCCATAGACCTGCTGTGGCTAAACACAGGTGTTTCTCTTTTTATAGATATGAAACTACCATCGACAAAACCGTCGATATGTTTTAGCCCGTAGATGACTGATACGTCAGACGGTGAATAAGTGCTGACAGCCATCTACTTCTCCTTTTAACTGTTTATTTTAATCTGTGATTTCCACTTCGTACTTCATTAGTGCTTGGTAAGCGCGAGGGTCAAGTTGGTTTTTATATTCTTCCGCAACCCGCTTAATTAAATCTTCTTTGAACTCCTTATAGGTTTTAAAGGCTTCTAGGAGATTATTAAAGTAACCAAGATGTTTGTGATTCCCAACCCCATCTCTGCAATATACCCTTAAATTCCATTTTCCTGTTCCTTTACTTACCCCTACAGGGTATTCACCACGTTTGGTGTTGCATCTAAGAAGCAAAGAATTTATCCTGTGCGGAACAAACACACAAGTATCTTCACTATACAGCTTATTACCTTTAACTAATATGTCTTTATCAAGATGCCAAAACCTATCGTTTTCATCTTTATTGCCAAAACCTACTTGTGTTTGACACCAATCATAAAAGAAGGAATAACTTTTAAAGTTATCTGAACAAGTTACACCTTCGTATGTTGGTCTAGTAAGTAGAAAATCGTCCCCACAACGTCTAAGCATCTTTGTCCATAGGTTGTACTCTTTTGTAGGTTTGTTCCCAAGAGATGCTGGAAACTCCCCCGTATTAATCCCGATACCAAATATAGGCTTACCGCTAATCTTTCCGCACATAACCGACCTCCAACACAAAACTGTATCTTACTACAGTAATATGTTGGAGTCAACTACTTATCATGCTCTCCAATCAGCAGCTACAGTAGCACCAATAGCTTCTAACGAAGCAACATCTTCTGCACTAATCGGCGCATTCCCACCGATAAATGATGTCATGTCAGCAGCTTGTAACACCCACTCGCGGTTATTCATACCAGAGCCGAACTGAGAATTGGGTGTTTTACTTACCCATGTTTCTTGAGAGTGATATACAGACCTGCCCGACCCATCTTTGACAATAACACTAAAGAGCTGTGAACTATTCCTAGCATTACTGTCATTGCGTTGCAACTGGTCAAGGACATCGTTGCTTACAGAGGTTTGGGCGAGAGTGAGGGTTATCATGCCGCTCTTGTCAGCTTTATAAATTCTGCTGGTTTTATTATCAACACCAACGTGCTTTTCAAAATTGTCAGAACCGCGCTCAACCATAATGTTTGAATCTTCGGCATAGCCGCTTACAACATGAGTAAACCCACTTTGACTAATTACAACAGTTACATCAATTGGCGATAACGTAGCCACGCGTGAAGTTGTCATATTCTATTCTCCCTAAGCGTATACAGTACCGCTAATTGTTGTAGCTCGAATAGCACCCGCCAATCTTGCCGTAAATGTTACGTCTGGCAATGTGCGAGTAGCACGTTGAGCAGAACTCAAGTTCAATACATTAGGTACTGTAACCACTGGTGCTGGATCATCAGCGAGCCCGCCAACTTGAATACCCTCAGCCATAACCGCTCTCATTGCCCCTTCAATAGCTGCTGCACCTGCTGACGTATAACCAATCTTACGAGTGTTAACTAACAACGCCCACACACTTTCTTGGATACGGGATTTCAACCAATCTACAAAGATTGACTCATCAATCCAGCCGCCATCAGCGCATTTGCCACCGATAACGACATCAACACTACCAACATTCTCATAAGTAGCACCATTCTTATCGTGAATGTAACTAATCTCATCGGGTGTTAATGTATCAACTGTTAAGCCAATAATAGTTTTCTGTTCCCAAATGTTGCTACCAGCTTGTTCAGGCGCAAAGCGACCAACCAAACCACATTCAGCATAAGAGGTAGCCATGCCACTATAGATGTACGCTGTATGTGTATAACTCAATGCCTTAACTAAACTGAAAATATCAGTAGTAGCAGAGGTTTTAATATCACTAGCTGCACTAGAGAATACATAGAACTTAGGCGATGTAGCTTTGATACCTTCAATATAGGCTGCAACAGCTAATACAGTAGCATCAACGTGTGTATCAATGGACAACATATACCATTGGTCTTTAACAGCACGAACGGCAGGAATAGTTGCTGACACCCAATCCTCTACAGATGCAGCATTAACAGGAACTAAGTTAGCTGTATAATTTGCAATACTAGAGGCATCACCAGAGGGTGTTAAAATTAAAGTAGTTGTGCCTGTTGCCACAATACCTGTAGAGCCAGTAGTAGGAATGGCGGCTGCTGTTAGAGCGTCCTTCAAACCTGTTACAATCTCGGCTGC